GGGTTATTCAAATGAGAAAAAATGGGAATACAGACTTTCAATATGATTTAAACCCAAATAATCAAAACACAATATTGTATGCAAATAAAAAACGTAGTTTAATCAAAACGATGTTTTCAAATACAATATTACCTATGTATGGTGGAATTACAATTCTAATAATTGTATTCACAATAAAAACAAGTCTGGGAGGTTAAAAGATGGGAAACAAAATTTTTGTATCTTACAAATATTGGGATAGTGATGTAAAAGCAGTCCCAAAGTTCACAAAGGATACGCCGAAGGTTCGAGATTATGTGTCGTGGCTTGAAGACAAATTTACCAACAGGACTGAACATTATTACAAAGGGGAGTCCGATAATGATGATTTGTCAAAGTATTCAGAAGCATATATTTATGGGAAATTAAAAGATAAAATCTTTGATAGTTCATTAACAATTGTTTTGATTTCACCAAACATGAAGGACTATCACAAGTATCAAAAATCTCAATGGATACCGTGGGAAATTTCATATTCAATGAGAAAAACGCCTAGAAGCTCATATACGAGTCAAAGAAATGCCATTTTAGCTGTTATTTTACCAAATAAACATAATTCCTATGACTATTATTCAGAGAGTAGTTTGTTTCCGATATTAAAAGATAACATAGATAACGGTTATATCCCCGTAGTTAAGTGGGACGAATTTAAATACAATTGTGATAAATACATAAAAGACGCGTATCAATGTCAAAAAGCTACACCAGAGAATAAATTACATATAAACTTATAATCACAACCCCCATAATCCGTTTTATGGGGGGGTTATTTTTATTATAAAGTCTGTTCTACTGTCTGTTCAAAAGTAGTAACATGACTTCTTGCAACATCAAGTAATTTCTTAATCTGTGCAATAACTTTTGTTTCATAAAGAATGACCTTTGCCATTGCTAAATCATGTTTATCTGTAAATACAGTGCTATCTAACTCCGCATCAACAATTTTGTTTGCATCAACAGATAAAGATACTTCAAAGTTTTCGTCAATAGTAAACTCTTTATTGTTTAAATTAAGAGATACTTCAACAGCACCTGGATCAGATGAGATAGTAGGAATTTTATCAGTAATTACAAACTTATCCTTAAAATCAATATCTGCATATCTCAAAATCTGGGGTGTATCTTTTAGCATTTCAATTTCTGCATCGGCAGTAACAGTAGCTGTGCCAAATTCTGTCGGTTTAATTACTGTAGTATAAATATCATTTTCAATACTTCTTTCAGGTAAAATTTTCATTATTCTGTTGCCTCCTCACTCAATAAATTGTAAAATTCTTTTAATCCGCAAATCATATTTTTAATGGTAGACTTTGACAAATTACACTGTAATTGTGGCAAATTCATATCTGTATCATTTACTTTAAAAACAAGACAATTGTTATCAAAATCAACACTCATACTTGCTTTTGTCTGATTTCCAATAAGCATCTGTAAAGCTTTTAAAGTTTTACCATTATCACTTGTAATACTTAATACATCACCAATTTCTAAGTCATTTTCCGTAACCTGTAAATATGCCATTATACGTACTCCTTTCTTTTATTTTTCCGTTTTCCTTTTAATCGTTGAGTTGCGGAAACAGGACTCGAACCTGCATTCTCTTGGTTATGAGCCAAGTGAGCTTCCATTGCTCGTCATTCCGCTATGATAATAGGAGAGGAGCGACCTCCCCATATTGTATAGATTAGTAAGATCTACTGCCAATTGATTACCAGTCAACCGACAAAGAGAATATTGAAAATTCTCTGATATGTTATTATTTATTCTCCACATATTTTCAGTCTTTGTAACAAAGACCTCTCGATAAGATTTCATGTCTCTTATCTGACAATTAAGGTTCTCATTAACGTAGAGAATCACGAACATCTTCTCATTTCTAAGGCTGAGAGTCACCGATAATCCTAGATGTCGGTGGGATAGAAGGTTGTACTATTCATGTTATTCGTGCGCACTCGACTCGTCATATATGACTTTTACAATATACGAATATATCACAAGGTTTCATACAATCCACCAAGATACTGCTTGGCTACAAGAGTCTAAACAGAATAATAGCAGGACTTACAATCTACAGGACGTAGAAATGCCAAGATGTGAGCACTTCAATCCATAGGCTTCACAAGTTTCTATGAGTAACAGTATGCTTTTTCTTGATCTTGCAAGATCAATACATACTGGTCGGCACGTCTGCTGGCAATTATATATTCTCTGTTTAAGAGAACTGTTTTGTAAAACTCTACTGACGAATTAATAAAGAACAACTACTCTCGTGAAAGT